GACGAGTTGCAACGAACATTAATGAAGGAGGAATAATAAGCTTTCTAGGCTTGGCGGCGATCAGCAAACTGCGCTCATCTGTCCAAGCGGCGATTTGAATAACAGCGTTTTCCAACGATGTTTCATTCAAGTCAGCACCTGTAGTAGGACGATTGCTGTTAGTGCCGCCGGAAACGAGTGGGTGTGCTGTTGAGCACAAAACCACGCCGTCGCCATATGTTGGGCCACCGCTAAAAGCGTTGTTCAACACATAAGCGGCCTTAACCTGCTTGGTGTAAGCCATACCACGGGCCAAAGCCTTGGTATAACGTGAAGACAGGCTGTCATACAAGTTATCTTCCACAGCTTCCTCTGTGATGGAGAAGCCCATCGCAATGGTTTCGTGGGTGTAACGTGCAGTCCATGCTTCTTGTGCATTGTCATAAGCGATGGCAGAACCCTCGTTTTTGACTGGTGCTTGACCGAAGCCTGACAGTTTTGTCTCTTCTTCAAAAGAACGCTCAGAGGTTTCAGTTTCATAAATTTCTTTATGCTCTTCACCATATTTTGCGTACTCCAAACCAAACAAAGCGTTCAGGCCGGGAAGAAGTTCTTTAAGTAGTTGTGCGCGTGAAATTGCCATGATTTACTCCTTACAGGCCAACGTTATTTGTAAACGAATGGGCACTGGGGTTGAACTTAACCAACACATCAGTGTACGCATCGCCCGGAGTAGACACAAAGCCCACAATACGGAAAGCCGCAGCCGTTGTTTGCACAGTAGCTGTTAAAGAGCTAGTTGAGTTACCAGTCTGAGTGGAACCCGTGCTAGTGCTTTGTACAGCGGTAAAGAAGGTGTTAGTGCCCAAAACTGTTTGAGCGCCAGAACCACTTAGTTGTGCTTGAAAAGCCACGTTGGGGTCAGTAACTACGTATGCAGTTACCACGCCGGTTGTGCCGGAGGGGTAGTACTGACCGTAAATCTGCTGGCCTTGTGCGTTGATATAAGAACAACCGACGAAAACGCCGATTGCACCTACGCCAGAACCACCAAGGTTATTGGTAGTGATGTCTGAACCATCGGTGGTAGACAGAGCGATATAACCCGCCGCATTGATAAGAACAACTTGACCATAAAACAAGTTGGTTCCAGTGCCTGCTGGGTTAATCAAGAACTGACTCGTAGCGCCAGCATAAGGTGTGCCGTCAATACGATTTATGGGTCGTAGCCCATAGGGTGCTGCTGTAGTTGCCATTTAAGACTCCTAAAAAATTAAATACCTTTTCCGAAAGTAACCGTGGACTTACGTTCTTTAAACATAGGCATCCTCGGATCGCTCTCGCGCATGTACGTATTGTCCACTGATTGCATCTGAGCTTCCGCTTGTTGGCGGTAGTACGCATCACGCTTTTCAGTAAACTCTACTGGGGTTTTGCAAAGCAACAAACCTCCCACTTCAATACTGTCTGGGAATTTCGCCGCCGAAGCGTTGAACAGACGTATCTCAGGGTGATCTGAAGCTCTAACAGGTTCCCAGCCTTCAGCCATCTTTGAGGAATAATTGGTTCCATCTTCCTTACCTTGTATTGCAATCCGAATCCAGCGAAACGCATAACCTTCTTCCGGTAAAGGATCAGGTAGAAGTGTTGGAGGCATCCATTGTTTTGGACGTTCCATAACTTCGCGGGTATTCAGGTCACGACCTGTACGAACAGTTTTTTCCATAATTATTTCCTCATTTCATCAGCAACCTTACGGGCGTACAGTTCCAAAGGAACTCCCAACCGTCTAGCGATATTCACTTGCGACTGGGTCAGCACGATTTTGCGCGGTGCTGTACTACGGGTAGCAGGTGAAACAACATTGGATTTGGTACGTTGAGGTTTCGCATCAACGGATTCTCCGGCTCCAACTTGGTCGGGGAATCTTTCACGGATGTCAGTGTCGATACGACGGTAGTATTCATCACTGCCAACCCTAATACCATTCTCAACAAGTTCCTCATGTAGCCCTAAAGCATATGAAGTCATGCGTTTGTTGCTTCCAAACCACTGATTTTGGTCTTGCCACGCTAGTAGTTTGTCGTCAACGGGTGCTGCCTGTTGAGGTTGTGGAGCCATTTGTACAGGAGTTTCTTCCTCTTGTAAAGGGGCAGGTCTAAAATTATTTACTTTATCTGCGCGGATTCTGGCGGTAGTGAGTGCTTCCTGAGCATCCAACAACTTATCAGCATCCCCAGACTCGTAAGCTTCTTTATAAAGCCGTTTAGCCTCTTCAATTTCGGAGTTAATGACCTTTTTGGCTTGTTCCAAGAGGACAGTCTGTCCTTGATTGACGGAGCCTTTAAGCTTTTTGTTCTCTTCATACATTGCCTGAGCAAGTTTAAGAGCCTCATCTTTCTCACGCTCGGCAGACTCTTTGGCTCTGCGTTCCTCGTGATATCCCTTGGTGAAGTGTTTAAACCTATTCTTAACACTCTCAGAGTAGGTTGCTAACTCCTCTTCTGTAGGATCTTGAGGAGCCTCTTTCATTGGAGTTCGGTAACGATCCTCTTCCGGGGTGTCGTCCACAATTTCAATTTCAGGCTTATCTTCCTCTGGGGTTACAACTTTCCCACCCTTACGGAGATTTTCTTCCTTCTCATCAGGGAACTCAAATTCAGTTTTTTCAATTTCAGCCATGATTACTCCTTATGTTGGACGTTGGATACCACGAGGGTCTTGCACAACCGCCTGAACGGAATCGTCATTAATCAATCTCCACTCCGTACCATGAATCTTCATGCGGGTTCCCGTGTTAGGACGCACTAACACAAAGTCTCCCACCTTACAGGCTGGGCCGGAAGGAAATCGGGCTTTATCTTGATAAGCATCGGGGCCAATCTTGGCTACAAATAACACGGGGGAAAGAAGCTCCTCGTGATATATCGCAGTTGCAGATTTAAGGATCCCTGTTTCACTAAACTCTTCTTCTGCTTTGGGAAGCATACAGAGGAGGTGGTAAGTAGCCGGATCGGGCACTTGTGTAGCTTTCTCTTCAGGGGAGGTGTTAAGCACTCCACTGAGATCAACTGCACCAACATCAAAGTCAGTCATCTTCATATTCCTTGGTTTTTCGCACGAGATCGGCAAGTTCATACTGAGCGGTTTGCAGACCTCGGATCGTCCCGCACAGTTCTTTGTAGTGATCGTGGGATTTAGCACCACCATCACTGACAACAGTGACTAACTCCTTGATGTGTTCATCAAGTCTTTTGTTTAAAACATCAAGAAGTTGAGTCATCATTCACCTTTGTTCTTTGCGTTTAAAAGCATTTGAAGAAGTTGTTGTTTAGCCTGCATATCCTGCGTCTGTTGGCTATGTTCCAAAGACTGCTGATGTTGCTGTTCCGCCATGCGCATCTCTGCTTGTTTCTTCATGGCTTCCATACCAATCTCTTGTTGTTGGCGCTGGGCGGCAATAGAAGGATCTTCTCCTTGAGCTTGCTGTGCCTGCTGCATTTTGAGTTGAAGCTCTGCCTGTTTGATAGCTAAGTCGCCTTGAACTTTCTGCGCTTTGGTTTGAGCATCTTGCTGTTTGATCTGCAACTCTGCTTGTTGCATTTGTACAACAGGATCCTGCATTTGTTGTTGAGCAGCTTGTTGTGCCGCTTGGCCCTTGTTGATATCCAACAATTGTTTTGCCGCTTGCGCAACGAGCTTTGACAACTGAACTTCCACATCCTCGGGCATCTCAGTATTTGGCTGGGGAAGAGTAGCGCCAAGGCGTTGCTCAATCTTTGTCCTGTACTGGAAAGCGATGTGTTCAGCTACGTGGGCCATGATTGAAGCCTGCATCTGTTGAGCCATTGGGTTTTGGCCCATTTGACCCATCACCATAGGATCCTGCATCATTGATGTATGTACAGCAATGTGTGCGTCGTGATCTTGGTAGATGAATGCTTTAGTGGGTTTACCCGTCAAGAACGACATGTTCTCTGAGATTGGATCTCTTGGGGTCATGTCATCGTCAATAGGTACTAACTTATCCGCGTTCTTCACTCCCAGAACCTCAATCATCTGGCGGTGCAACAAAGGAAGATTGTAGATCTGAGGAGCGCCTTGAGCTAACTGGATTACAGCCTGATACTGCATGATCCTTTGAGCCATCGTGGCGGAATTAGGATCTGATACGGGGATAACATCCACCATGTCATAGTCTGCACGTTTAGCTTGAGGAGTACCAAACACTGGGGTGTATTCGTAATCCTCCGGCATGTAATCACGGATGATTTCTTTAAGCAGTTTAAACTCTTGCTTCATTGAATAATGAACACGAGCTTGTACTGCGCTCATTGTTTTAAGCTGGCGCTCAAGTAACGCTAAGGTTGTACCTACGGGCGAATTGGCTGACATATCGCTGATGTTCATATCTGCGATTGAGCCAAGTCTCCTGCCCTCGTCTGTGATCTGGTTCAAGAGAGCCAAGAGAACCTGAGAAGGTTCCTTGTATGGCAGAGCCATGATGTTCTCTCTTACGGAGCCGCTAGGCACATCCACATCACGGAACTCGCCCGGAGCAATTGGGGTGTCATCTCCCTTGATTCGGAGTCCTCGGGTCTTCAAACCTCCGGGCAAGTTGCTCAAGGTTCCAGCATCCACGAGTTGACGAATGATAGATGTACCTGCACGGGCGTATCCACCAATCAGATGGATTAAACCTAAACCATAAGCTCCAAAGCCGGGAACGTAGGTGTACTGGACAAAGTGTTGACGCTTAAGTTTATGTTTGTCATCTTCACTCCAGTTTCTGCGGATGGAGAGAATCTCAGTTGTACCTCGTTCTAAGGTGATGACGTAAGGCAGGGCAATCCCGTCCTCATCTTCATAGCCGGGTAGGTCGTAATCTACGTGGATCTCATAAACCTGATAGCGGTCATCATCTGTGATGCTGTAGCCTTGATCTTCGGCTTTCTTTTTCTCTACGTCAGTGTAGAACTGGAGGGGTTCTCCAAGCTCTTTATCTAGGTAGAAACCAGAGACTTGAAGCTTACGAATGTCGTTCTTTGTCTTGCGCATGATGTGAGTCACACGCTCTGAGGTCATGGCGCTAGAAGCTCCGTAAGGAATAATCACATCCTCTGCGGGGATGAAAATAGAAGCTTGACGGCCCAAAGAAGGGTCGTAGTAGACCTTTTTGAAAGCTGCGCCAGCCAGACCAAGAGAATACAGAAGACGCTCATGCTCTGGTCGATACTCAGGCATACCCTCTGTTAATCTATAGTTCATGTCATCTTTGACACGCTCCGCAGCCTCTTCTTTAAGTTTATCAATTGCGCCGATGATCTCGGTTTTAACCGGGCCTTGAGCAGGGAACGTTTCAATGATAGTTTCAGACTGGAAGCGAACAGCGGCCTCCGTGAGTACAGTCGAGAAAACTCCGCAAGCGCCGAGCCAAGGCTCTGTCCTTTCTTCATATTTCATCCCCAATACATCTAATCCCTTGACATACATCTCCACCCAGTCTTTGCGGGAGTTAACGTCTGTGTCTACCATTTCAATCAAATCGCTGGCAATCTTTTGGAGTTCACCATCGTCCATGTACTCTGCGAGGTTGTCTGAGAAGTCTTCTTCCTCGGTCTCCGGCATTAAGTCAATCTCCATGCCGTCCATATCAATCTTGACACCTTCGGGGTTGACAATCTCAATCTCCATTACAGGGCTGTTATCCATCTCCAAAGCGTTTAAACCTAATGGAGCGGGATTTAGTGATTGTTCAATGCTCATATTGTTCCTTAGTAGTACTCTACTTTTCTACGGTGGTAAAAAGGTTCATCTTCTTCATCAGAGTCGATGGAGATGAAACCTCCCAAGCGAAACCGCATCAGAGCCTGACTGCTTGAGTCAACAAGGTCGTCATGGTCTCCATTGGGGAAAGAAGCCAACTCATCCATAACTTCTTCAGCCCATCGGGTTTCAGGACACCACACCATGCTAGACTCAAACAAAGCAGAGATAGCGTTTACACGCGATATCTTATCGTTTCCTTTGCCCGGCGTATACTCCGCGACCGGAATTCCCATTTTTCTCATCTCGTAGATCAACGGAGCGCCTGCGGCTCTCTTCTCAACGATCAAAGTGTCGGGTTCATACTCTCTGTATATCTCTAAAGCCTTACGCTTTAGATCTGGGAACTCCATGCGTTCTTTGAATGCGTCCAAAAGGATGATGTTTGCCTTCAAATCACCATTCTTATTGGGATGTTGGAAGACACCCCATGTAGTGCAAGCGGAATAATCTGCGCGGTTGTTCTTTTCAAACGCAGTATCCCAAGATTGAATGATGTATTCGCACTCAGGGGGCTTTTTCTTGTCCCAAATCATCCAATGTTCACGCTTAATGATCGCGCCTTCCTCGGATGTGGGGTTTTGTTGGTATTGAGCCTCCCATTTGGCGACTGGAAGCTCTGCTTTTAGGGCTTCTAGGGCTGTTTTAGACCAAAATCCGGGCCATAAAGGGTTCCCGTTAGGCATAATTGCGGGGAAATCAATGACTTCCCACTGATCTACGCCATCTTTGTCCGAGTTTTTGAGGATTTGCCCCGTTAAGTCCCTCTTAGACCATCGAGTCATCACAATAATGATCGCTCCTCCGGGCTGTAGACGCTGACGGGGGCCGGAAGTGAACCATTCATAGACCCCATCAAACACGGCAGGGTTAGCTTGTTTAGCTTCCTGCTCAGAATGGGGGTCATCAATGATTAAGAGATCTGCGCCCTTACCTGTAACAGCGCCGCCAACACCGATAGCAAAATAATCACCACCCACATTAGTATTCCAGCGACCAGCGGCCTTTGAATCGCTCGACAGCTTTGTAGAAAACACCTTCTGATAATGTTCTGATGAGACAAGGTTCCTAACCTTCCTTCCAAATCCTGTAGCAAGTTCTGCGGTGTGTGCAGTCTGGATAATCTTCTTCTGAGGAAACTTCCCCAGAAACCACGCAGGTAAAAGGAAGGAAGCAAACTCAGACTTGGTATGCCGGGGAGGCATATTAATGATTAATCTCTTAAGTTCTCCGTTAGCTACCCGCTCAAAAGCATCAGACATGATCTTATGATGAGAACCAGAGATAAAGATAGGCCACATCTGCGACGCGAAGTATAGAAACGACTCCTTGCTGCGTTCTATCTTGTCCATCTCCAATAGAGCCTGAATCTTTGCACGGTTCTCAGGAGATGCCTTGGGAACCATCTCCATATAGTTTTTAATCTCTGCGTGGGTCAGTAGGCTCATAAGGACATCACAGCCCTGACGGAAGTATCTGCTAACTTAATAGCATGGAACTTATACGGCTTGGTCACAATGTGTCCATCCGTCCTTAGACGGTGGACGATCCTGTGGATGTTTGACTTAGATTTCAATCCAATACCCCGAGCTATAACCTCATAAGACGGAGACACACCATGCAACCTAATGTATGCACGGATGAAGTCTAAAACCAACTGTCTGCGTTTGCTCATGTTTCACATTTACTTTGTAATCATATGAGGGCACACTGCCCAGTGCGGCGACTAACTGCCCCAGTTTGGTTGTCAACCACAATGTGCCTTCATATAAGTTGGTACTCGCTTACTAACATCTTGAGTTTAAACGCAAACACGAACGTTCGCAATACCTATTTTGAAAATATATATACCCCCGGGGGGTTGGGTTTGGAAAAGGAAGGGGGGGGGTGTTTCTGTATGTATGGGGTGAGTAGATTAGAGCGTATACGCAAGCTGGGTGTCATGTCGTGCCAAGTGGGGGTCGGGTACGGGTGGGGCACGCCCACGCCCCGTTTAAACACCCTCCTGCACCCCCTGCTCCTGCGCTCCTGCTACTGGCATCCTTGTTGGTGCGTTTAAACTCTTTGCGTCTACATCTAGCACGTTGGCTTTGCCTTGCTCTAATAGCTTCATGTGCCCTGACAGTTCTCGCTTCAATTGGTCTGCTGTTATCACTGCCTTGTCTTGAATGTCTGACGGGGTAAACAGCCCTGATGCCTTGCCTAGTAGTTCTAGGCACTTAATCTTTGACCCCTCTTGCTTGGCTCCCTTGCTTAGTGCAATCAAGTTCCTAATCACATACAACTTGGTTGCGGCAATATCCCCTGCGAGATGCTCGACTGTTTCCCCCCATGCATCTTGGAGCACTTTCTTTATACGTGGATCCTTCATTAGCTTGTTAGCACTAGCACTGATACTTGCATCACTCCCTGTATCATTTGCATAGGCAAGCCTGTAGGCTGTGCGTAGACCATCACCGAGGATTACCCTCTGGCAGTACAAAGCTTGCCGTGGGCTAAGAGGTTTAGGTCTTGGTATATCTGATCCTATGTGTTCTCCATCTTTTCTTTGTCTTGGTGCTACTGCATGAGCGGCAAGCTGTTCCGCTACGCTAAGGGTCTCGGGGCTTTCATCATCATCTACCCAATCGGCATCTGCCAACTCTGCCTCCAATTCTGACTTGTACTTAGCTTGGCTCGACTTGCTCATGTTTAAACGCTCCATGTTTGTTAGTACCTACCAACTTTACCCTGCACCAACGCAGGGAAACGCACTGTTCGTATTATGCACAGTTTATCCACACCCTGTGCATAAGTCAAACGTTATCCACAGGATGTTATCCACAGTTTATCCACAATTCCGAGTTATCCACAGCTTATACATTTGTTATACATATCTTATACAGTGCAGATTTACAACACACGTTTTGATTACCTTAGTACTACAGAACATAGCTATAGTAGTACGAAAAAAGTGTGGCGAAAATCGATTTAAACGACCTCAGAGCGTTTTTTTGCCCTCCATGCTACTACCCCCTTACCCAACCTCTGATCGACGCTCCTAGACGTTTTGCACTATTTTGGTGCATTAACTTTAGTACTACTTTTTGATCAGAGCAAAATGAGAACCTTTTAGTTCAAACCCCTAGAAGCCCCTAGAAACCAGTTGTACTAATATAAATACAGCCAAAAACCACGCCCAAACTATTTTCATTTATTTTCAAAAACGATAGTAACCTTGTCAACAAACGATATCGTTGCAACGTTGTATTGGTGTAGGCGACAATATCGTTTACACGACAAGACAGTCACCGTTCTTTAGCTTTACTCCCCCGACTGTCTACAAGGGGATACACGTTCTAGGCTACTGATTAAAGTCCTAGTGAGACAGAGTCGATGAAACCGACAAGAGTCTTGAGGCAGGGACTAATTCAATACGTAAAACGCTGAAAATCCCCCTGTCCCTCTAGCTAGAGTTTAGCCTGTAGCCCCTAGGGCTACGGGGTGCACTCTTTTGCACTACAACCTAAGGATCAAAATGCTACAAGCTTTCTACCCCTCAAAAAAGGCTCTTAAAGAATCAATTGGCAAGCCTTTGAATTACGTTGAAACCTCATTCTTTGGTATCGAGTTCAAAGAAAACGGTTCATTCTGCGTTGCTGACGGTAGCCCATCAAGAAAATGGTTTGCTCAAGTCACTATGAAAAATGGCGTGATTGCCAAGGTTTCCTGACATTACAGCGATAAGCCCTACGGGGTTTATCAGTGGAATGTCCCACACAACGGAGTAACAAAACATGAAACGTGAATACATCAAAGCCTTTAATACCCTCAAATCTATGGGCGTTCCAGTGTACGTTCGGGACGACATGGATGGCAGATTCCAAATCAGCGCAGAGGAACCCGAGTCTTACAAATGGGTTGACTTCTATGACGGTTATATGCGCTCCGACTGGGTTTTCGGTGTTAACCCCCAACTTGATTCAACCCTCCGCAAATTTGGTTTGTTTGCCGAATGGATTAATGGCGGTGAGGTTGGCGTTTACAAAATTTAAAGGGAGACCAGTACCATGTACAGCGCACAGATTGACAGATTCGGCAACATCATTGTTTGCAAGGGTAGCGTTGAACGCAACGGCTACAGCATCTTTTTCACAGGCAGTTACAACGAATGCCTGAATCGCAAGCAAGATCACAAGAGACCGTGGCTTGCTTGAATTTTCACCGTGAAGCCCTGCTAGTCAGGGTTTTGCAGTGGCAATTTTGCCCATCATCGGAGACCCATTATGAATGTCCAACGCATTAGCCAATTCATTGAGGCAAACCCTGCTGAATATCAGTGGCTTGTTGCCAAATCCCCCTCATTTTCCTTTGCCTCCTCTGTGCTGTCTGCGCTTCACAGATATGGCAATCTGACCCCTAATCAACTTGCCGCAATTCAACGTTGCGTTGCGAAGGATTCTGCCCCTCGCCCTGAGCCTGTAGCCTCTGCTCAGGTTGACGTTTCTCCCATAGAGGTTGCCTTTGGCAAGGCTAAGGATTCAGGCTTGGGCTACCCCAAATTACGCCTCGGCTCTTTCGTATTCAGCCCTGCTCCCGTGACAGGCAAGAATGCCGGTTCAATCTACGTCAAGTCCGAGGGTGTTTACCTCGGCAAGGTAACAGGCGGTAAGTTGTTTACCTCCCGTGATGCCTCCCCCGAAAGTGCGAGTCAGATCAGCGAAGTGCTTGCTGACCCTCGCAATGCCGCCATTGCCTATGGCAAAACATTCGGACGTTGCTCAGTCTGTAACAGGGATCTTTCAGATCCTGAGTCAGTCGCACTCGGCATGGGTGCTGTCTGTGCCAAGCGTTTTGGTTGGGTTTAAACAGGAGGTCTTATTGATTGATAGCGATACCCACTTGCAAAGGCTATCGCTTTCGTTTACACTTACGTTATTAAATTTTTAAAAGGAACTGAAAATGAAAAATGGATACTCACCAAAAGAATTTGCATACGCACTGATCATTGACTATGTCGAGGGCATCTATCGGGATGGGGCACATTGGATGAACGACAAAGACCTTTCAAATGCAAATATTGAAATGGTCAAAAAACATTTGAGGGATATGCATACAAAGCTAACCGATGAAGCAAGGTTAGATGCCTTACCTTTGCGAAACAACTAATTGAATTTTTAGCGGTGAACCTGAAGGGGGTTCACCAGTGGAAATTCCCACAGCAACCGGAGACATTCAATGTCCTTACCTATCATCTATACCGCCCGTGAAGACTGGTTAACAGCGGCAATTCAAGAATTGAAACCGTTCTTTGCCATCAATGGTTTGTCAATCAGCGACAAGATCAGAGTGTCTTGCGCACTCCCCTCCAATGCCAAACGTACAAATTTTAAATCGGTTGGCGAGTGCTTCCCGAATACGAACAGTGGTGACGGTCACTATGAGATCTTCATCAGCCCTGTGCTTGCTGAACCCGTCAAGGTCTTTGAGACCCTCATTGCCATGCTTTGCCATACCGCTAAGGGTGCGCTCAATCACGGCAAGCCCTATCAGAAGATAGCCGATGCTATGCTGTTATTGCCCAACGGCACTCAGTCAGCCCGTTACAAGTCGGTGACTCATGGCGGTGCATTCGTTCAAGCCTATCAGCAGATCATCGACTCCCTCGGTGCATACGTCCACGCTGAGTTGTCAGCATCAGTCGGCAAAAAGCAAGGCACTCGGATGCTACTTGCTCAGTGCCCATCATGCGGCTATGCAGTGCGGCTCACCAACAAGTGGGCGTTTAAACATGGCAACCTCAACTTGCCAATCTGCCCCAATGAGGGCGATACCCTCGCATTGATTTGAAACC